GAAGTATGACACCTTTTGGTTTTGCAAAAGCATTTTACGAGGCAAATAAATGAGTACATTATTAGTAGATGGCGATATTGTCGCCTATCAAATAGCGTTCAGAACTGAACAACCTATTAGATGGGATAACGAGTTATGGACTTTACATAGTGACGAGAAAGAATGTAAAGGATTAATAGATGAATATTTTTCTTTATTAAAACAAGATACTCAATGTAATAATGTAATTGTTGCTTTTTCTGATAAAGAAAATTTTAGAAAAAAAATATATCCTGATTATAAAGCTAATCGTACAAAACAAAGAAAACCATTAACTCTTGGATTTTGTAAAGAATATATTTCATTACATTTTAAAACTATTATAAAACCTACTTTAGAAGCTGATGATGTTTTAGGTATTTTAGCAACTGGTAAAAATATAAAAGGAACTAAAATAATTGTAACTACTGATAAAGACTTAAATCAAATATCAGGATTACATTATGACCCAGTTAAAAAAGAATTTTTTAAAGTATCAAAAAAAGAAGCAGATTTTAATTTTTATTTACAATGTTTAACTGGCGATATGGTTGATAATTATAAAGGTTGTCCATCATACGGAGAAGTTAAAGCTACAAGAGTATTACACGGAACTAAAAATGTATGGAAGACTATTGTAGATTGTTATAAAAAAGAAGGTCTTGATGAAAAGTATGCTTTAACACAAGCACAAGTAGCAAGAATATTAAAGTCAACAGATTATAATTATAAAAGAAAGGAAGTAAAGTTATGGCAACCGCAGAAGAACTAGGTAAAAAAATGGTAGATTTAATTACTAACGATAGAGCAAAACAAAATGGAGATAAAGTTTTAACACATTCAAATATAGGAAGTTTATGGACAGCTTATTTATCTAATCATTTTGGTAAAGAAATATTTATAAGACCTGATATGGTTGCTGATATGATGGAATTATTTAAAATTGCACGTAGACAAAATGGTACTTTTAATAATGATGATTATGTTGACGCAGCAGGTTACGCTGTAATAAGTGCAGAAATAAGAGATAGAGTTAAACCACTAGGAGACGACTAATGTCAGATACACCTGACGGAAGAAGATGGTGGCGTAAAAAAACTTGGATTAATTGTGATATATTAATTACAGATGAATTTTTTGCTAAAACTCCTGACTTAGATGAAGCGAGAAGTTATCCGCCTTCAGATAAAGCTACATTTAAAATTATAGGAGAATCTAGTAAAAGAACAACAATAGAAGAATTAGATTTAGAAATGGAGAAAAAACTAAATGAGGAAATATCTAAAAAAGATACTGACGTGGCTACAAAAGACACCACCTAAGTATAAATTAGTAATTGCTTTTTGGGAAGACATTCAATCTTCTTGTACGTGGGAAAGCATTGAAACTATAAAATCGTACCAACCCGCTATATGTTGGAGTATAGGTTATCTTATAGAAAAAAATGAGGATAACACAATAATCTGTTCTGACTTAAATGTCGAAGAAAAAAATGGCATTTTAAGTATAGAAGAAGGTGGCAATACTACAACAATTCCTACCAAAAATGTGCTAAAATTGCACGAAATCCCCCTTAACTATAAATTCTAATAGTTGTGTTGCTCTCTTGGATATTATGAATATTGACAAGAGTTTAATAGACTATTTAGAAAAACAATTTCCTGACAAAAGTCCTGATTTACAAGATGATGATAAAGTCATTTGGTATAAAGCAGGTCAGTCAAGCGTAGTAAAACATTTAAAATTAAAACATAAAGATAGTCAAAAAAATATTTTAGATAAAAAAATAATAGGAGAGGACAAATAGATATGTGCGTATTTTCAAGACCTAAACCGCCACCACCACCTCCAACTCCCGCAGCTCCCGCTACTGTCGTCAACGCTTCTTCAACAAAATTAAGAGAGACAGCACCTAAAGCACCAGTAACGGCTACATATAATACAAGTGTTGCTGCAAGAAGACGAGGAAAAAGAGCATTAAGAATTCCGTTAGACACGGCTTACTTATCTCAAAACACAGGTTTAGGTGGAACACCATAAGGAAATAAATGGCAGAAAAAATATCGGTAAAAACTAGGTATAGTCAACTAGAAACATTACGTCAGCATTATTTAGATAGAGCAAGAGATAGTGCAGAATTTACTATACCATCATTAATACCAAGAGACGGGTATAATAATACAACTGAGTACCACACTCCTTATCAAGGTATAGGTGCAAGAGGTACAAATAATTTATCTAGTAAATTGTTATTAGCTTTGCTACCACCAAACACTCCCTTTTTTAGATTAGCAATAGATGAATTTACTTTAGCAGAAATTGGTGGTGGAGCTGCAAAAGGAGAAGTAGAAGCTGCAATGTCTTCAATAGAAAGAGTTGTAATGAACGAAATGGAAGTAAATAATTTTCGTACAGCTTTATATGAAGCATTAAGACATTTGATTGTAGCAGGAAACGTACTTTTATATGTTACTCCTGATTTACAAATGAAAGTTTATCACATAAGCAGATATGTAATTAAAAGAGATTTTATTGGAAACGTAGTAGAAATTATTACTAAAGATACAGTAAGTCCTTCATCAGCACCACTTGTTGTGCAACAAATGATGGAAGGAGAAAATAAATCTAATTATGAAAACAATATTGACATTTTCACTTACGTCAGAAAAGATGAGAGTGATGGTAAAGGGTGGGTTGTCCACCAAGAGGTATTCGGAAAAGAAATACCTAACAGTCAAGGGACTTACCCTATGGATAAATCCCCCTTTATTCCTCTACGATATACTTCGATAGGTGGAGAAGATTGGGGTCGAGGTTTTATAGAAGAATATATTGGTGACTTACGTAGTCTTGAAGCATTATATAGGTCAGTAGTAGAAGGTTCTGCTGCTGCTAGTAAAGTATTATTTCTCGTCAAACCAAATGGAAGTACTCGTTTAAAAACTTTATCTGAAAGTCCTAATGGTGCAATAAGAGAAGGTAATGCGGAAGATGTTAGCACATTACAAATGAATAAAGGTGCTGACTTTAATATAGCATTTCAAACAATGAGAATGATACAAGACAGATTGCAATTTGCATTTATGCTTAATGCTTCTGTCCAACGAGACGCCGAAAGAGTTACAGCAAGAGAAATAGAATTTGTAAGTAAAGAATTAGACGATAGTTTAGGTGGTTTATATTCTTTATTATCACAAGAATTACAATTACCATTAATTAATAGATTAATGTTTCAAATGGAAAAAGCAGGTAGATTACCTAAATTACCAAAAGACCAAGTAAGACCTAAAATTGTAACTGGTCTTGAAGCATTAGGTAGAAGTACAGATTTACAAAGATTAAATACATTTATACAACAGATAGCACCTTTTGGAGAATCAGGATTAGGTACTTTAAATATTGGAGAATATATAAAAAGAATAGGTAGTTCTCTAGGAGTAGATATGAATGGTTTAATTAAATCAGATGAACAATTAGCCCAAGAGGCACAGTTGGCACAAGAACAAGCGTTACAAGCACAAGTCGCACCTCAGGTAGCAAAAGAGGGTATGGGTATGGTAAGAGACAGCGTGAAGGAAACTCAAAAAAACAATAATCAGGAGAACTAACAAATGGTAGAAAAAGTAACTATACCTGTTGACGAGAATAAAGAAAGTCAAGAGCATATAGATAAAATGGTTGAAAAAGCTGAAGGTGTTGAACAAACCCCTGAAGTTAAAATAGAAGAACCAAAAGAAAAAATACTTGGTAAATTTGATACGCAAGAAGATTTAATTAAATCTTATCAAGAATTAGAGAAAAAACTTGGTGGTCAAAAAGAAGAACAAAAAGTACCTCTAAAAGTTGAGGAACAACCACAAGGTTTTCAAAACATAAACTTTCAACAATTAACTGACGAGTTCGAAGAAACTGGTAAGTTAAGTGATGAAACTTATGATAAATTAGAAAAAGCAGGATTACCTAAATCATATATAGATAATTATGTTGAAGGTGTAAAAGCGTCTTCAGAAAAATTTGAAAATCAAGCATATGATTTAACAGGTGGTAAAGATGGTTACGCAAAAATGATTGATTGGGTAAAAACCACTCTTACACCTGAAGAAGTAAAAATGTTTAATGATGGTATAGAAAGAGATAATAATACAGCATTATATACAATAAGAGGTATGTTTGCTCGTTATTCATCAGAAAACGCAGAACCAAGTTTAGTTACAGGAGAAAGTGGTGCTGTGTCTTCAGGAGTAAAATACGAAAGTATTGCACAAATGAAAGCTGATATGGCAAATCCTAAATACCAATCTGACCCTGCATTTAGAAAAGAAGTACAAGATAAACTTTCTAGGTCAGATATATTATAAAGAATTTGTGGTTATGTAGTTACACCACAAGTAAAGTAATTAGTAAGACTAAACCTTCTGCGGAAGATAATTTTGCAACTGCTTGTTACATTTTAGTTAAGTTAACTACCCAACAACTTATGAACGGAGAATAACACTATGTCAAACGCTACTGTATCAAGAATTGGTCAAGCGGCAGGTTCGGGTTCTACTTCAGCATTATTTTTAAAAGTATTTGCAGGAGAAGTTATCACGGCTTTCGAGACAGCTAATTCTACATTAGATAAGCATATGGTTAGAACAATCAGTTCTGGTCGATCAGCACAGTTTCCAGTTACAGGTAAAGCAACAGCTTCATACCACACAGCAGGAAACGAAATAACTGGTGGTACAATAACTCATAACGAAAGAACAATTTCGATTATGGATTTATTAATTGCACCAGTATTCATCGCTAATATTGATGAGGCAATGAACCACTACGACGTTAGAAGTATTTATAGTGCCGAGCTAGGGAAAGCTCTCGCTAATCAGATGGACAAGCACGTC